TAACGACATGCAGATGGGTCTAACTTCGGACGACGATCTGCAAGCCCTGTTCGATGGTCTACCAGAAGTGGGAACGACTGAACCCGTACAGGCTGCTTCGGCGGGAGATAATCCGCCAACACCTCCGGCCCCTGAGCCAACCCCTGCTCCTGCGCCAGCTCCGGCCCCACAGCCGACGCCTGCGCCGAAGCCAGAACCTACTCCGGCACCAACGCCGGATCCGACCCAGGGAAAACCGCCCGTTTCTGATGTGCCTGACAAATTCAGAGACGTGGATGTGCAAGCTTCATTGAATAAAGCCGTAAAATCGTATGAGGAATTAGAAGCTCGGCACGCAGCTCAAGAAAAAGAGCTAGCAAATTTGAGGAAACTAGTTGGTCAATTGACTACTGGTACTACTCCTCAGCCGACTCCTAGCGTACCTACACAGGTTCCGGTAGCGACACCGACAGTAGTGGACGAGGAAATTCCCGATTCGGATTACTTCGAAAAACCCAATGAAGCTGTAGGCAAAAAGGTCCTTCAGGATCTTAATAAATATGCTCCTGAATTGATCGCTAAGAAGATCATGGAGTATCACGATTGGAATACCCGCCAGATGATACTTCGAGATTTTCGAAGGGAACATCCAGATTTCGATAATTATGTTCAGGATATTCTACAAATCGCTCAGGCTCGGCCTGATATAGATAGATTACCTCCTGATCAATCATTGCCTATGTTATATGATTTAGCTAAAGAAAGAGCTAGATTAAAACTTGAGACAATGAAGAGAGATCTAGGTATTCCTGAGATAACGCCTGCGCCTCAACCTGCACCAGCCCCCGCACCTTCAACAGAAGAGATAGCGAAGATGGTTCAGGCTAGGTTGATCGAAGAAATCAATCGACGAAGACGCGCTTCAGGCATCACTGGAGCAGAAGGAACGCCCCCTGTGAATCCACAGGATAGAGCAACTCCGGCTCCGAAACCACAAGAGAAAACCTACGGTGAAGAGGTTTTCGATAGAATGATGGCTACTAAACCAAAGCATCCTGATGATATATTGGGAACTGCGAGGTTATAAGCTATCACTTGCACATTTTATAAAGAGGAGGTGCTTCATAGACTATGGCAGTGACCGTTATTTCTGGTGCAACCGGAAGTTTAGGAACTAATGCTATTTTAGCAGCTCAGAAAGTTGTTGACATTAGCGATAAGATCTACTTACTGGAACCCAACGCGGCTCCTTTATATGTTCTTGTTTCTAAGTTAGGGAAAGACGTTACTATCAATCCAGCTTTTAGTTGGTTGGAAGACGAGCTTCAGCCCTCTTGGACAACTCTTGCAGTTTCAGCAGCAGCAGGCGATGGCACTCTGACGGCGTCTAACGGATACGTTAATAAATTTGATCTGTTGAAAGTCCCTTCTACGGGCGAGGTTATGCTTGCTCATACAGTGTCTTCGACAGCAGTTCAGGTTTATCGTGCGTACGGTACGACAATCGCAGCGTGCGCTGATGCTGGTGTTGATATCCTAATTCTTGGTCCAGCTTTTGCAGAAGGTTCTCTTGGAACAGACCTTGCAACCGTAACAACCCAGACAAATGAGGTATGGAATTATACTCAGTTGTTTAGAAAGTCCTGCGAAGTAACTCGTACATTGGCTAATACCGAGCTCTATGGTGGGCCCGAAAGGAACAACCAGAGGAGAAAGAAAGGTATCGAGCTTATGCGAGATTTCGAAAGGATGTTCTTGTTCGGCGAAGGACTCCAAGATACTGGTGCTGGTAAAGACACTAACCTAACCCATGCGCGTAGGACAATGAGAGGAGTAGATTCTTTTATTGCTTCTAATGTGACTGCGGCAGGCGGAGTTCTTACCGAATCAGAATTTGAGGCTTTCTTGCGAACCGTATTTCGGTACGGCGGATCATCCAGGTATTTGTTCTGCGCTCCCCTGATCCTTTCAGTGATCAGCCAGTGGGCACAGGGTAAACTCCAGATGTTCCCTAAGGACAAGAGTTATGGTGTTGCTATTACTCAGTATCTGTCTCCTCAGGGCTCAGTGAATTTGATTCGTGAGTTCATGTTGGAGAATGCTGGTGGAGTTTCTAGTGTTTCCTACTATGGCGGATATGCCTTTGCACTCGCTCTAGAAGAGATCAGGTATCGTTACCTGCAGAACAGAGATGTTCAGCTTGAAACTGATATCCAGGCTCCTGGGGACGATTCGTTCAAAGATCAGTATATCTGCGAAGTTAGTATGGAATTTCGTCAGCAGAGAATGCACGGAAAACTTACTGGCGTGACTGGTTAATTCTAGTTATTCCAAGTTTTCTTTAGCATAGATACTATAGATTTATTGCTCCATTAGCGAAAGGGCGTCTAATGGATGAATATAGATGGAGGTGGAGCTGATGTCAAAACCCACGGAAGTTCATGACCCTTTACTTATTTATATTGCTGCTGCATTAGACATTGCTGGTAGCATAAGAATTGAAGTACCTAGGAAAACTGGAGAAGACAAAGGAGCATCCCTTTTAGTATGGATTCAATCAAAGAAATTCAAATTGATGGAATTATTACAAAGGAGAGGAGCTTTTGTTACTCCTGTATCTGATGGACAATTTAGAGGAAAATGGAAGGATAAGAAAGCAGCAAGACTGCTTAGGCAATTATTGCCTTATCTCCATTTAAGAAGAGAACAAGCAAAGATTGGGGTAGAGTTCATGGATGAAAGAGAACTGAACCCGACCGAACATACCGATGCGATATACCGTCTCAGGCTTAAGCTACAAAAGAAAGCGGATGAAGAGGACGGAAAGGAGAGATAAATATGGCTATATTTGCAAGTAGAATGAGAAGTCTAGTAGTGATTTTAGTTCCAACTGAAACTGTCCTAGACGAGCTTAGACGACCCATGACTATTAAAGGTAAGAAAGCTACCTTTGCTAATGGTCGATATAAAACTGATGACCCGAAAGAAATTGAGATGTTAAGAAATCATGCACAGTTTAATATTGAATTTTTTGAGGTCACAGATGAAGCAAAAAGGATTAAAGAATTCCATGAAACTAAAGTTATTCATGGTGCATTAGGTGCTGGCCCAAAAGTGGAGGGAGATATAGCTCCTCCAGCGATTCCGAGTTTAAAAGAAGAAATTTTGGCAGCAGTTGATGTTAAAATAACCAACGTAATGGGACAGATTTTGTCAGCCATTGAAGGGATGCCAAAGCCCGCAGCTGATGAGCCTGTAAAACCCAAGAAAATATTTACGTGCCCTATCTGCAAAGAGCCTTTCCCAAGTGGTATTGCAGTTGGGAAGCACAAGAAAGAGGCACATCCTGAGGTGAGTTAAACTTTGAATTTTAGTACTCTAAAAGAACGAGTTACGGAGTATCTTGAAGATCGTACAGATACTGATTTTCAGATTAAAGTTGGTAACTGGATTAATGATACTCGGAAGGACTTGGCCCTAGAGTATGAATTTGATTACCTGTATGTGGAGGCAACCTATTCCACGAGCGCGGGCTCGGCGGAGTACGCGTTGCCTTCTAGTTTTATAGGTCTAGAAGACGTATGGGTAGGGACCAAGAAATTAGAGAGATTATATCTTCCTGAGAGAGATGTGCTTTCTCCAACTGATGTTGATAGCCCTTCTGGAGAGACTTTCTTACTACCAATAGAACAGGGATTAAGTGGAGACAGCAACCAGTCGATTCCAGATTATTATATAATTAGAGGCTTTGCACTTGAGCTATGGCCCGTCCCTGATGCTGCATATACTCTGAAGATTAAGTATTATGCACAAGAGAAAAAGAGAGTGGCTAAAGATCAGCGCCCAAGAATGAAGACTTTCAAAGATTTCTATCTGCCTACATTTAAACGTATGACGAAGATGATACCAATAGAATAAGGGATCTGTAATGGGATTTAAAGAAGATTTTGAAAACCTTAAACAGGAAATTTCAGGATTACAAGAAAAAGTAGAGAAATTTCGTAAGCTATCTTATACATATGCTAACATGGATAGCATACAAGAATTATATAATAAGATATTAGTCGCTCCGATAATAACTGATTTCTCTTACGCTAAACATTCGTCTATTCATGGTAGTGGTGGGATTGACCCATTAGATCATGGTACTTTAGATGGGTTAACTGATGATGATCATCCACAATACTCATTAGTGGATGCAACTAGAGCCTTCACTGGAGCCTTAACTGGTACTAGCGGTTATTTCGCTACATCAGTTAGTGCTGATGCTTTTGATGGCGGAGTAATGGCTACGCGTGTGAATAGTGGATCAGATACGGCGCGTAGACCTAGATTCAACTTTATAGAAGGGGATTATATCTCCATTGTAGCTACAGACAATCCTGCTGGTGATGAGACTAATATAACTATTGGAGCAGATGCTCAAGGTTTTGATCCCACAAGCTATGCAGAATTTTATGATGATTTCATGTCCATTAATGGTGTTGCATCCCCAGTTATCTCTGATAAACCTTGGATTTTTATAGGAGTATATGGATGGTCTGAAGACAATAATGGGGTTATACTTATTCGATCAGATGCAACAAATAGAGGACATTTTAGTCAATCTGATGGTAGTGGTACTTTCGCAAAAACTTGGATATATTCTCTTAATCCAACTTTTATTTCTCGCATTGCTCAACTTGGAGCTAGTGCGAGCACTCGAAGACTAGGACTCGTTGATGCTACTCTAAATACGGCGGCTGAACCAGATAATGGGATTTATTTCAGATTTACAGTAGATGGGAATTACATAGCTGTTTGCAGATCAGGTGGATCTGAAGATACTATTGATACAAACGTAGCCGCTGCTGACGGAACTTTCAATATATTGAAATTCGTTGTATCTGGAGATGGAACATCGGTTGAATTTTTCGTAGATGGAGTTTCCAAAGGAAGCATAACTAATTACATCCCAACAGTTATATTAGGAATTAGTTTTGGAAGTAATACCACAGGAACAGGTAGAGGAGTATATATAGATTTTGTTCATGTTAGACAGGATAGATCATGACAATCATTCCAACAAAACTGTGTTTGCTACGACGAGGAGAAATATGCACTAATTGTGGTGCCTGCGAGTCGTGGTGGAATGATACATGGTGTGATGTTTCGTATAAGGAGAAAAAGAAATAATGGCATGGTTAGCATACTGGCCAACAGAAAGCGTAGAAGTAAGTGGTAGTACAACCCAAATAAGAGCTAATTGGGCCGCGATGCAAGCATGGTGGGAAG